GACTCCTAATACCTTCGGTGTACAGCAGACTCCTAATACCTTCGGTGTACAGCAGACTCCTAATACCTTCGGTGTACAGCAGACTCCTAATACCTTCGGTGTACAGCAGACTCCTAATACCTTCGGTGTACAGCAGACTCCTAATACCTTCGGTACTGGTTTCAAGACAGGACAGTTCGATCACAATTTATTCGATGTAGGAACACAGCCTAAGCCTTTCTCTAATACCGATACTTTCTCCAACACTAAGCCTTTCTCTAATACCGATACTTTCTCCAACACTAAGCCTTTCTCTAATACCGATACTTTCTCCAACACTAAGCCTTTCTCTAATACCGATACTTTCTCCAACACTAAGCCTTTCTCTAATACCGATACTTTCTCCAACACTAAGCCTTTCTCTAATACCAATACTTTCTCCAACACTAAGCCTTTCTCTAACACCAATACTTTCTCCAACACTAAGCCTTTCTCTAATACCGATACTTTCTCCAACACTAAGCCTTTCTCTAACACCAATACTTTCTCTAATACCGATACTTTCTCCAACACTAAGCCTTTCTCTAATACCGATACTTTTTCTTCTTCAGGGTATTTAAGGATTCGATAGAGCAGTTTTGAAACCTGTTCCAGCTTGAGTCGGTATAAAAGCAGATGGATGGAACTTCTTCATGGTATTATAGGAACGTTCGGTAGCAAAGCATTGATCAAATAGAACCGGATATCCTACCTCTATAACGCTTTCATCTAATACTTCATCCCATGACAGAAATTGGTTATGGAAAACGGGAGGTCTCCCCTGAAGTAATTTTTTATTATTCATATAATCACAGTAATACTTACCAGCCTCTTTCTTGTTCATATTTGTAGGTATGACCTTCTGTATCGCAAAAGAATCTTTGATGTGGTACCATAGTTTTGATCCTCCTGAATCGATATTTTTAACAAGATCAGTTAGATTTTGGCACCAATATGGTGCCAATGAGATAAAGTAGATACCCTCTAAAGTGACAGCACAATGGAAAATTGTACCGTTGTTCTTCAATGCTGTCAGAAAGGCGTTATAGTCTTCACCGGATGGATATCCGATTTCCACACTATAAAATTCATAACTTCCTTTATTATGGGTATGAAAGTTGTAAAAAGCATGTACTAAGGGTACAGTATGTTCTGTTCCGGTAATAACTTTTTTTCTCTGGTCTAGAGTAATATCCCAAATGAAATCACCGGTTTCAAGTTCACGTTTAGGATAGTCTAGCAAAAAGGCTCCTGCTACTTCCTTCAGAGTAATAGTATTATCTGTATTAAACGTTTGAGCAGTCGTAGGTAGGGTTTTTAGCCAAGCAGCAAAAAACCTACTGAATTTCATACGTATAGAGCAAAAGTAGCGTTGATTCTTATTTACTGATATATCGACTCCTTTTTTAACTATTTTTACTGCTTTCAACTCGCTGTCTGTATTATCTACACCGTTAATCTTTACGTATTGCGTAAGCATATATATAATATCAGATTGAACTTTATCTTTATCGATATTGGATGGGTCCACGTATCCGTTCTTACGTGATAAAGCAACGAAACCATATGTTAGGTTTGCGTAGATGTTGCCGTGAGGATCGGTGTTATCTATATAAGGATCTTTAAACCCAAACTTAGAATACAAATATGCAATCTTACCGAATTCTTTGTTTCGAATATCAATTCCTAACCACAATGTAGTGGTAGGGCGTAATTGCACCGCTAAAGTATTGATGATTGCATCAACCAATTTACTTCCAAACCCTCCTGGAGGGTTTTTATGCAAACAGATATCCAAAATACTGCAAACATCGCTTTTTTTCTCCCATGTGATCCAACAATGTCCCAACGAATGGTTAAACGGCTCTCCCTTTTCGAACGACGAAAGAAGGAACGTTGATAGTGTATTGTATTTTTGTATTAAATTATAAGGAAGAATTAGGACAAGACCTCTAACAGTTTCTTTACCAGGTGTAGGATTGTGCTTAAATGGTATGACGGTGGTGTGTGAATCCGTATCCATAGCTTGTACTCCCATATGTGGATCTGGTCCCGTTTCCATCTCTGCACAATTTTTGCTAAAACCATCTAATATTGATACCATGTTAGAAAGTATCATTCCATCTGCCTGTTTCTTAAGTAAAACTCGGTCATAATCAATAAACAATCCCGAATATTGTACACTTGTTGTCATTTTATTTACAGAGAATATTTTTTTTGTATTTGAATTACTCTTTAGATACATAGAAGAACAAAAATGAACAACTTTCGCAATCACATGATATCTCCATTTCTTAGTATATGTGTTGGGTACGTCTACATTGCTATTTTAGCAATCTTTCTATATTCTGTCGGTTTCTACGAAAACTCTACGTTCTTTACATGGGGTCCACCGGTGACATTCATGGGTACTACCATTCACAGTAAAAGTACCTATTATTTACTTCTCTTTTTGTTCTTTATTCACGAGGAACCATTATGCTAATTGTGAATATGTTTGCATTATATTCAGAATTGGATTTGATGCTGATCATTGCCGGGGTGATGTCACAACTTACTTTCTTTGTTGTTCTGATACTGGCTAACACGGTATCTGTTTCGGTTATTAACTGGCAATATGTAAATCATAAGGATAGACTATTCCTCGGTGAGGAGATATTTTAATAACGTCTTAACATCCAGAATTTTCAGAACAAGAATAGAATATTCTAAGCTAATTTACGATTCTTAAACATCTCACTAATTCTAAAATAAGGAATTCTAAAAAATTTTTTACAATTCTTTTTCTATATAATAAATGCCTAATACGAATTGTAATTGTCGCGGATCGATTGATCACGAGTACGGTTATAATGCCATGTTGCCAATGCAGGCACTCCAACCTACTGGAACAGATGTAGAAACGCTGATGAGGTATTGCGATGGTAAGAACCCCGTAGCAGGATGTAATCCAAATAACTTGGGTGGCTGTTACCAATGTTGTGTGAATAATTGTGAAAATGATTGCAAGGGTGGCGATTCTGACAAACATCCAGGCGTTGATTGTCAAACAACCTGTTACTCTCTTTGTAAGCAATCAAAGCCTCCAACTCCTATCGGTCCTGATGGACAGAATGCAGCAGACTACTGTAGTACCCAAGTGCACCCCAATAGCGGTATAAACTGTCATCACATTTTGAACGGTTGTTGTATCCATGCTTGTCACGGTAACCAAAACTGTATTAGTACTTGTAACAATAATGCAGACCATTGCTGTACGAGTGAGTGTAATGAAGAAAGTCCACCATACTTTGGTAGAGGTAAACGAGGTAAACTAGGTCCGTCAGACAATGACAAAGGAGGTGATGACAAAGGAGGTGATGACAAAGGAGGCAAAGGAGGTGATGACAAAGGAGGTGATGACAAAGGAGGTGATGACAAAGGAGGTGATGACAAAGGAGGTGATGACAAAGGAGGCAAAGGAGGTGATGACAAAGGAGGCAAAGGAGGTGATGACAAAGGAGGCAAAGATGATTCCCCTCGCAGTCAAGCTTTCCAAGACACTACTATCGGTAAGATAACTCTTGGTGTTGGTGGTGTAGTACTTGGGGTACTTCTCATTCTTGTCGTGATGAATTCTGTGAAGAGATATAGTTAAGTGGTAATTTAAAATCTAATTCTTTTCTAGTTGTTTTTCCTTTAGTGTTATTAATAGTACCACACACCGCACCGTAAGATGTATAACTCTCATCTACTATTATCAGTTTCTTACTAGAATTATAATCAACAGTTGAAATCCCATAAGAGTCACGGTGGGTATGTAGAAAGTCATAAATTTACCCCAGTCAATCCTTTTTCTATTGTCACTACCGTGCGTAGTTACAATAGAAGGTTTACCGAAATATAAGTAACTGAACAGCCCGACAGCTAGTATCACAAAGATGAGAATTGGAAGTATCACACTAACAAACAACATAAACCGTGGAGGACCTTTCTCCGCCCGCTGACGCTTTCCAATTCCGATACCTTTCTGTAAGCATTGAGGGAGATTACCCATACTATCGTATTCTTCTGGTAACACATTTTGATTACCGCAGTAGATACGGCGTTGATCGATCGGCATGTACTCTCCGATGAACTTTGGATCGTAAGGCATATGCAAACCCTTACCAACACCCTTGCGCATGCATCTGTATCTTGTACCCATAACCATGTTCCCAGCGAGTAGTTGCGGATCCTGAGAATTGTTTCCACAATAAATCTGAGCCATTTATACTTAGCTAAGATTTTCTCCTTAATAAAGATGGATTAGAAAAGAGAGAGAGAGTACTGAAATCTTGGTAATTAATTTAGATTTTTATATAAAAATCTATATTCTCAAGTTTATCCTGTAACTCCTTGATCTTTTCTTCATAATGTTGTTTCCGCTTTTCAAGTTTACACTTATATTTATTTACTTGTTGTCGTAAAGTTTAGATTCAAATGGGAGTTCACCCATTTGATCTTACTATCCAAAATGCTCCAGTAATCCCATCGAGAGTAAGCCTTGACCGCTGTAATAATGTGGTCCTGAACTTCTCCGTACTCTTCCAGAAGTCGCGGAATACGATCGTTCATACGATACTCGATGAACTCGTAGAAAGCGGTTTGTTCGTCCCCGATCATCGCACCGGTCACATCTTCGGTAGCGTTCATCATCACCGTATCCAAGTAGTGCCCCACGACCGCACGAATCTGTTGTTCGTCGGAGATACGTACATGAAGTCCTTCGTCGTCACTATAGCCCTGAATCACATTGATAAAACGGCTGGCATGACCAGTAGTACAATATTTACCCATAGCTACTATCTCTTCCACTAGACGACCGTAAAGTTCTTCCTTGGACGGATGCTTACTAATCCAAGCCCAGAGCGAAGAGAATACGTCGTACAGACCGAACATATTATCACCACATTTGAAACGCGAGGTGTCGATCTCGATACGTTCCATTACAGAGTCGATATAGTCGCATTTCTCGGGAACTACCTTGTACAAAATCTCTTTGATAGTATCGGTATCAAAACCGTTGGGTTGTTCTAACTCCATTAGGTGTACACAAGCTTTCAGAACCGACTCATTCAGATTTGTAGAGTGAACATTCTGACTGTCACCATAAACAGTCATCACACGTTGATACAAGGCAGCGTTGTTGACATCGTTGGGGTTCAACACCAACCGGTATTCCAACTCTCTTAGGATATCCAACATTTCGTGTCCACGTTTTGTCCTATTGTTGAGCAAAAAGACATCAGCGATTTCCATCTTGGTGTAGATGGATACATCCTCATTACCAAATAACTGCTCAAACTCGTCCAAAACCTCGGTGCAATGTTCGCAACTACGTAGAATCAAATTAGTATTCAAAATGTACTTGAGAATCTGGAAATAAGGTACTACACTCATTTTATCACGTACCCCATTGTGAAATAAGTTCACAGAGACCGAGTAGGGTACGGTTTCATTACGAAACTTAAGATAGGATAGTCGCAAAGGTACCGGCATACTTTCTGTATTAAATATGACATTCGTGAGCTCACGAACTAGTATTTTGCGTTTCTTTAAAGGTATGCGGTAAATGTCACAGAGTTTGCTACAGATAAAATCACATATCTTGATTTTTCCTACATCACTAGTCTCTGGATTTTGAATAGCCTTCATCAAAGCCTTAATCTTCTTAGACATATTCTTCGAATCAATGATACTCTCACGCCCGGCATTTGTCTTGTTCAGGGCAGCAGTCGAGAACTTGTCTGTCTCGAAAAGATCGTCTATTTCTGACGCAGCCTTTTGAACAGGTGTGAGATCAGCCACAGAAGCAGCAATGGCTAGTGCTCTTGTATCAAATTGTGGATCGTCCATTTTACTTAAAACGAAGTGACGTTTTAAGTCTATCATTCCGCTATTTTAGTATAACATAACAATGCAGAAGTATGTCTAGAGCTAAAATTGTTCACGTAATCCATACCCACCTTTTCCGGAATCTCGTTTTCCATATCGTCATAGATGATGTACTCTCCGGATTTCATGTCGCGGACCAAACACCACCAATGTCCTCCACCGACACCTCCAGACTTAGTACCAACTGCGGTCAATAGATATTTGTTATTATCCACAGTTATCTCTTCCTCGATGGTAAAATATCCATCACTGGGAATTTGAATGTCTCCGTATATGTTCAAAGGAAAGTTTAATTGTAATATTATATAAGTCTTATCTTGTGAGTACTGCAAAACATTCTTTGTATATGTAACGTCGAAACTTGGGAACTCAGATATTCTATTTTCCGGACTTGATAGGACCAAATCTGTAAAGAAGCTCTGGACTGAAGCATGAGATATCGTAGGAATAATATATCCCCATTCTCTATTATGTAGAGGCGGCTCGTTTAATCCGTTACAGGAATTACGCAAGATTACGATTTCTGTATACAGTTCCCGCAAAGCACAAATCTTATAGTAGGTCATATCGTATCCTTTCACCTCCCCACAAAAACGCTCCTTGTTGGAGATCTTATCATTTTGTTCCCCAGTCCAGAGCTCGTAAGCTTTTTGCCAGAATTTTGCCACTACAGGAAGGGGTTCTTTCTTAATATTTGTATCCAATGCAACTCCTAAGAGTACATTGACATCTAATGGATCGCGTTCAGAATCAATAACGTGTTTGGTAAATTCACGAAGAACTTCGTCGTGTAATGTGTTATAAGTATCTACTAGTTGTGTGTACAGTTCACTACATTCCTGTAAACTAAACTCTTTTCCGTCTTTACTGGTTACCTGTCTGGAGGTAGTAAGAACGCTATAGGCGTACAGGTATTCCTTAATTTGCATAGGAACATGATCCAAAAGGTCATTCCAATTTCGAGAGATATCCTCCGTATCTCCGTAATGGTAACTGTTCTTGTTCACTAGACATTGACCCACTAGTTCGCCATGCTTAATACCATAATCTCGATCAGATTTAGACGTTGTCACGTCCATCTTATCGATTAACGTATCTAGAACATGGAATAGAGTATTTCCTTCGTCTCTATAAGATGTTAGCATATTGAGCAAGAGTTGTTGTGACGATGCAAACCACATTGACGCTGCGATCCAACAGGTATTGGAATCGTGCTTAATCATGGGTTTGTAGTTACGTGGGAGTGGATTGCTAGAAGATATAACTCCCGCATCTCCGACATCCTCGTTGCCACCATCTTCTGTTTGTGGACAGTCCCAACTCGTTTCATTTGTTACAGTGTTATAATAGTAAATTTTACCAGTACTACGAGACTTCTTTTCCACCCAATTAGGTGGTAATTTATCTTTGTCTTGGAAAATAACTGGTTTAGTTGGAAGATCCCATTGAGTTTCATTTGTCACTGTATTCTTGTAGAACTTACGACCATCATGACTCTCCCGCATCTCCCAACCAACCGGTAGATCTGAAACCGGTAGATCTGAAAAGATTGATTTTGTAGGAACAGACCATTGTCGGTGACCTGTAAACTTGTTGTAATAGAAAGTCTTACCAGCCTTGGACTTATGAACAGTCCAGCCTTTAGGAAGTTGTATATCAACCATTTATGATATATAAACATTAATTGAAATCTTCATACAACCAAGTATAGAACGCAATCTCGAGATCGACCAAACTATAAGTCAAATACTCTGGTTCCTCGTTAAATGCATCCATATAGGACTGTACCAATTGACGAGCTACATTGCGTAGGTGTACAGGTGTCTTACCAATTTTCCAAGACACTGAGCAGTTTCCTACATCAACGGTACTTTTCTCTTTCATCTCCTTCTCCTTTTTGCCATTTTGCTTTACTAAGTAGAAATAACCGGACTGTTGGTGATGAGCTCTCATTTTTCCCAGTCTAAGTCTGTGATACAGCTTCTGACGCATATACATTAATTCATCTTGAGAATAAGGTCGAACTGGCGCGACATAATCAATTTCAAGTACAGATGTCATTTATACTATATGGATTTACTTTTAAGCCTACGAAAAGTTATTTAGCCTACGAAAAGTTATTTAGCCTACGAAAAGTTATTTAGCCTACGAAAAGTTATTTAGCCTACGAAAAGTTATTTAGCGTCAGAATAGTCTGGAATGTTTCCAACGCAGCAATGACATTACCTTGTTGTTGATAGTCGCTAGGACCGTTCTTACCATGTAGTAAAGTAATAGTAAGTGGTAGATCTTTACATGTATAGGTACTACAATCAGTATCCACTTTTACTCTCTCAATAGGAAAGTTCAAATCGGGATGACGGCGTGGTTGATAGCCGTGTGGAGGTAATTCATGGTTATCCGCAAGTGTCCGAGTTTGTAAAGATACCCAACGCAACTTAACAAGAGTTTCCTTTGTTCTAATAGGAATATTATCACGTGGAACAAAGACAATAATATATCTACACTCGTTGGAAAGGAGACAGTATGTTTTGCTCATATACATACTATGACCGTCGACATCCTTGATCTTGACCATCGTGGGATGATTGAAATAATCATCGAAGTCCTTATACATCTTTTCTCTAGCAGATTCAAAGGAACCCATCATTTCTCCATACTGTTGTATGTGAGACGGCTGCTGAGACGGCTGCTCCTGTTGATAAAAACTTACTTGTGGTTGTGGGGGAGCGGTGGATGAGGTGGTATTATAATGTACCAGTGCCCCTCCTAGCATTTCTCCATATTGTGCCATTTTTCAGAAGTAATTTCTTTTTTAGACTTAGTATATAAATGAGTAAGAGCAATTATCTCGTCGCACCTAAATTGTACAATCTGGGTTTTATTCCGTCCAACTCTGCTGATCTACGCATTAAGCAGGGATTAGCTCCTCAAACTATCACCAACACATGTGTTTACGAAGCTCCAAAGACAAGTGCATACCCAACACAGGGAATGCCAAAAGGAGCGTTTTACAATCAGAAAGATATGCGTGATTACTGTGGTCTAGTGTTGTCTAGTGTGGTCTAGTGTGGTCTAGGGTGGTCTAGGAATCCAGCACCTGTCCATGTACCGATTACATTCGTGTGCTCCCTATTTGAATATCTATACAGAGATTTTTCCAGACACCTTCCTACCTTTTCTCTTATTCTCTTATTCTACATCAAAATTAGGAGCATATTATACTACGCCTTGCGTACCTAGAACTATAGCGACTTGTTTAGCGTTTTTGTTTATTGTTAGCTCGCTTAGGTCTGCCTTTTCGGCAAATTTTTTGAGACTAATATCCATTTTCTTTTTGCATATCCAATAGTATGTCAAAGCTGCACTTACAGACTGGGGACGGGCTCGATTTAGTTGGGATGATCTGTTTTTGGTTTTGCAATAGAGGTCAATTACTTCTTTTTTCTGAGCTGGTGTAGCTGAGAATTTGTCCATTACATCGTGAATATGATGTACAGCAGTGATAGAGGTATCGTGGATTGGCGAATCCTTGGGAGCATGAACACTGACAATCTTAAGACCCTTCAGACTACTTTTCTTGTTCAACCCAAAGGTTTCCATCAAGTTCTTGGGAGTCTGGCACTTTCCTGCTATCTTATATGCATGATAAATACATGCGAAAATGACAGCCTTTCGTGAGTCTCCACGGAAGATTTGACCTTTGGTAACTTGATTATAAATCTCATTGGCTTTGGAAACAATATTCTCCGCGAAACCCATATTCTCAACATCCTTGTTTATATTCCTATCCTCTGACTTGCGCATTTGAACGCGGTTTGGATCCGAAGACCTTTTGCTATCGGAATGGCCGTAAAAGCGCCACTCCTTTTCGTGCATAATAGTACGTCGTATCTGTTCCCCACATTCTAGACAACTAATAACCCCATTTTCATCTACAACGTCGGAATGTTCACACGGATAATATTCTTCCCCTTTTGAGAAAACCTCATTATCTGAGGTTCTATTAGTTTCGTATGCAGCTAGTGCTTGATCAAAAAGTGCAAATTCTGACATGATAGAGTAGATTTAGTTATATCAAGATATTATTTGAGTCATTTCATTTTCAACTTTCTCGCTCTGGTGATTACAATCCGGGGCTGGTATCACAAATCCTTCGTGTCGTTAAAGAGTCCGATATGTACTCGACGGTTCTTAATTGTGTTGATGCAATTAAGAATTACTTAGATTTATCCGTACTATTTGGATTTTAAGGCTTCGTTAACGGCACGAGCAGGTTTACCAGTCTTATCACTTTTCATCTTTAGCAACTCCGGCTGTAGCTTCTTAAGGTAATCATCGTTTTCACTACCTTCTTCGGTAAATTCAAAAGGAAGAGCTATGATACAATTATCAGGTTGAGTATTATGTACTTCGTCATAATCGTCTATGATTACGGTATTATCCTTTGAGTATCCAGGGATCTTGTAGTTTTCCCAAAGAATACGTAAATCCTTTGTACCACTCTTCAAACTCTTAGAAATATCGCAATGATAGGAAAAGAAGATCCAATCAACGTGACGATTCTTTTTACCATTAAGAATAATCTTATCTATAATGAAGAGAGCATAGTCCTTACTTGCAGCGGTCCATATAGATACATTAAAATGTTCGAAAAGAAAGTCTAGAAACTTTTGCAGACCGGGACGTTCAAACACAATGTAATACCCGTCCATGTCTTTGTAGTTAAACTTCTTAGCCTTATGTTTATGTTTATCGAAATTATACTCCTCGTCCGCTTCGGCACTTATTACTGTCTGATCCAAGTCAAGTATAACAACTTTGTCTTTTAGCATATTTATATATTACACAGACTATTTATATACATTTAAATCCTTCCAAAACGGAAGGATCTCCATTTTTAGTTAGTGTAACTATATAAGTAACATTAACAAAGCTCCAAGGGTCATCAATAACTTATAGCGGTCTTTGATTCGGAGGATCACCTACAGATCTAGGTGCTTTTGAGTCGGTAGATTCTCTCTCCTTTTGCATAGCCATGGCGGCGGACATCAAATCATTACCCTGTCCAACAACAGGTTTAGTTGATTCTCTAGTGTGACGAGACATGTTCCTATTTTGTTCCTGTGGTTCACCAAATTCACTGGTCATATCGTAACCACCTGGACCGGTTCTTACTGCAACAGGTGGACGCGCCAGCTCTTCCTGATCATGACTAGATTCTTCCTGATAATGACCAGGTTCTTTCTCGTCATCTGTCGGATCATCTAGATCTTCTAAAGCTGTTGCAGAGACCTGAGGTGAAGATTTTCTCGGTGATCGGAGACGTGTTGGTTTTGGTTTCTGAGGGGGTGGATACCGCCTTTTGCGTGGTTTGGGGGGTATGTAATCTTCTTCACCAGACTCATATTCCTCTTCGTACTCTGGTTCTAGTTCTGGTCTACTACTTCTACTACTACTACTACTACTTCTACTACTTCTACTACTTCTACTACTTCTACCACTTCTAGATTGTACTGATAGATCAGGAGGAGATGGTGGTATATACTTACGAACAGTTTCCTCGATCCATTGAAATGCGCCTTGCCCCTCATATTTCTCTACACCGCCGGTTCTATACACAATCAATACACAAGGAACAGAAGAGACGTCAATCTTGTTAGCTTTCAAAATGCGCTCTCTAACTTCCTCATTATCAATGCATACTGGTTTCAGACCAACCGTAGCGGTAAGATTTACCGGAGACGCTTCCAATGCTGTCATCAGTTGCTTTGACATCGGGGAATACTTACTGTATAAAAGTACACAAAGATGATGTTCCATTTTATTTAGCAGTGTATTTCCGTTTTAAGCTGAACTTTGGAAATGAAACCTAACACAGATTCTCTATCTTTTTAATAAACACTGTCTTAATGCAGCGAGGTGTCGTCTTCGCATTGTCAAAAATCTCCAATAGTATACAACAGACGGTGAGTCCGGAAAACGTAAAACAGCCGATGGATTTAAATGGAAATATCTTGTGAATAAATAAAAATGGAATACGGAACTGAAATATGTGGTACTATCTGCAATGATGGATATATAAAACACGTTGGTTATTCTCAGAATAACGAGTGTATCAAAAAGTATTTTGACGCTATTACGGTTAAGACTATTTCACACAAGATAACACAATTACTACAGGGAGTGGATCCGCAAAACCGACCAATCATTGTTCCCACAAAGACTATCTACAGAGTGATGAACGATATTTATGATAGCTACCGCCCACCTGTAGGAGATATCCACTCTAGATACATTGTGCCTTCTGGTACCAGTTCGGAGAGCTATGTACAAAATATGATAGATCAGGTGATTGAAGTAATAACTTCAGATGTAAGTAACAATCTGGAAATGGAGGAAAACAATAGAAAGCTAAGTATATGGACCACTGTGTACGGAGACTTCAACCAAAGCGGTTTACGCCAACACGCACCTATAAAAATCCGTAAGAAGAGACCTCAACCACTAATGTTTAATATGAATTACTAAGTCTGGTGTCGCAACGGAGTTCAGTTAAACGGGAATGATATAGCAGGTGCACCACCTGAACCATAAACAAGTCTTTTCCACCATAATGGACCAGTACTTACTTATGAATCTCAATACGTACAAAACGTATTAAGAATAGAAGAATGTACTTTAGATTCAACTCTGATTTTGTTGAAAAACAACCTTTTAAATAGTATTACCGGTATAATCCTGTATAATCCGGAATTATTCAGAAGTTAATTTAGCCTGTACAGGCTAAAAATTTCACTTTTGAGACAATACGCAGATTTTGTGTGTGGCGGGATTTTGAAAAAATGCAAAGTACTAAAAGTTCAGACCTCCTCCGTTTTTGGAGTCCGGTACTTTTGAAGATTCTAAAATAAAATATACACCGGGGTATTTTATTTTTTAAAAAATTCTACAGATTTATTTTTTGTAGATACAAAAGTACCGTCCTCCTTTTTTGGAAGAATGAATCTTTCACGATTTGCTTGTTCTCAGTATTCTTTGAGTTGGTGAAAGCAGTGATTTCATAATATATTCTGTACTCGCCATTTTCTACAACAGGCAGCTTTTTTATGATCCGCAACTCACACTAGAAGAATATACTCGACGGTTCTTAAAGTTTTTAACTATAATGACTTTCTTATGTTTCTATCAACGCTCTGAAACTACTCAATTTGGTCGGTTCTTCCTTCAGTTGATTTCTGTTATCTCTCTCTCCTGCTCACGATTAAGTTGCATAATGGTGCCACCCACCGACAACATTTATTCTTGTCCTAGAATTTTATATTCTCTTCAAAAAGTGTACCCATTGGTAGAAAGTTCGGGATCTTCTTGGTGTTTCCATGACATTTGTAATCAACCTTGTTAAATCCTTCTCGGAACTTCAAGATGTTGAGATGGCCTCCGTATTGCTCTAAAGTACGCCAGTGAGGAGCGGGAGAGATTACATCCATCTTGGTACACAATATAGCATTGTACATCTTCATCAGAAGGACTAAAGAAAGATCGTACAATCTGTTGTGTTTGTTATCGTTGATCCAAGACTTGCAACAGTTGAAGGAACAGAACACTCCGTCCGTCTCGTAATATTCTCCGATGTTCACTAGAAGCTGCTCTGACTCATCGAGCTCTTGTCTACGCTTAGAAGTCACATCTTCCTTGATTGTGTACATATCTCGACTAATGTGTGAATGATACTTCTTCTCCGCGTGGCTAGCAACGTATTTTATTGGACAGCCAATCGGACGTGTATCGAACGGATGTCTACACCAAAAACAATGGTAACGCAATAGGTTGATATCCATTCTAGAGTGAAAATCTATCATAGAAACATGACAAATATGTAGACGCTTAGACTCGTCTAGAAAAGAGATCACTTCTGGTGTGCCTTTGCCAGCATTAAGTTCTGTTAGCCGTGTAGTATTAGCAGAAGGCTTGTCCTCTTCTACCACCTCATCTCCGGGGATTTCTATACTGTAGGTTTGGTTCACGCGTCCGATATTCACCCCCTTCAAAGTAAATGTATATTTGCTCTTTTTTGCCATTTTTCTGTAAAGTCTCGGAATTCTCGTTAATTTCATTTTCAATTTAGAATCTACCACGTAATAATAAATGTTGAAATGCCAGAAAAACAAGCTATGGTTGGAGAACATTGGTAATTTAATATGTACTTTTAGTCTCGTACCGCTCGATGGTATGAGCTTAGCAGAACAAATGAACGCTCTAACCAGATTAGTCATAGTTATTTTCTTAGTGTTACTTCTTTTAGGGTTTCGACACAGTTTACTATTTTTACTTCTCGCATTGCTATTTATAATTATTCTTTACTACATACAAAGGAAGAACATGGCAACCTTCAGAACAGAGAATTATACTCAACCATCAATGTTGAGTATCCAAACTAACACAAAGACAGGTAACCAACACGTAGAGTTTGATAATACCACGGCAGGGAGGTTCTGTAATGACGAGAGACCATTGGATGGACCCGGTGGCGCGTTTAACAATCCGAACTGGATGTCTACTAACCAAAAGCTAGTAGGTCCAGCAAACCCAAAGACAAAGATTCCACCCGTTGTGGTAGCACCTTCTGCAGATTTGAGTTATTGGAAAGCCAATAACTTGGTTACACACTCCGCAATTAACGAAGAAAGCCAGATCGATGTATACCAGTCTGGTTATCAAGTTTCTACCTGTTGCGCACCTACTTATGATTGCACCGAATCATTGTATTCCAATGATTCGGTGACTGAAGGATTTTGTGGACCTCGTCAGTGTTACAGTGATCGTCGTCCTCGTGATCACACACAACCTGGACCTAGAACTGGACCTAGAACTGGACCTAGAACTGGACCTAGAACTGGGCCTAGAACTGGGCCTAGAACTGGGCCTACCCCCCGTCCTTATTGGCCTCCTGGTCCGCCAGCCGGGGCTGGTGGTACCGATCAGGGTGTTCTGGAGAAAGTAGGTTATTCTTACAATCAGTCTCCCGTGGTGGAGAACTTTGATTTCCCTTACTTGAAGACTTCCCCAGAGAAAGGAATGTTGATTCGTTCCAATCTTCCCGGAGATGTTAACATTGCGTGTGGATATAACCCTAAACAGTTGCAACAGGCTGGTTTACCTACTAACTTACCAGCTGGTAACTGTGAACAGGACCCGGCAATGAAACAATACAATGAGAATCTATTCACTCAAACTATTCAACCTGGTGTATACACTCGTAACGAGATTAATGAACCGATTAACGCAAATATCGGTATCTCATTTACCCAACAGCACCCTTCGGTCACTTGTAAGACCGATTTTCTTACCGGAGAGGTAGAGTACACCGAACATGATCCACGTATTATTGAACCGGTAGTAGTACAACCGAACATGGGAGTACATACTCCGATAACAGAGGCAAACATATATGATCCTCGTTTCACTGGTTATGGTACCTCTTACCGTTCCTACACTGATGATAATGTAGGGCAGACTCGTTTCTATTACGACGATGTGAATGCGATTCGTATGCCTAACTATGTGGTTCGTAGCAACATTGATCACCAACCTTTTGCTGACTCGTACGGACCAATCCCGACCGGTGACTCGCAAGGTAACAAGTTTAACCCTAATATTCGTGCTCTTGCTAATGATGCGTTCATGACTGCTGCTATTCAGCATCGCACCGACATATCGCAACTAGCAATGCGTAAAGCAAATAATCGCCAATGGCAGCGGCGTCAAGCGCCAATTAGAACAGCGCCTAATCGAATGATTGGTGGAATGAGTAGCTGTAAGTAAAAATTTTTAAAAGATTAAATGGTTCTAATATTGCATTATATTAGAACACCAACTAGTATTAGAACACCAACTAGTATTAGAACACAAACTAGTATTAGAACACAAACTGGTATTAGAACATTACTTATGTTCTAATATTGCATTATATAGTATTAGAATATTACTTATATTTAGGAGGGCTGGTAAGCCCCTCCCAACGAGGTTGCCAGCGTTGCTGATTGCGCACAGCTAATTGACGGGCCATGATGTCTTCACGGTGCTCTAAACTATCCTGTATCCAAGATAAACCGCCTTCATATGAATCCTTCTCAGTGTTCAAAGGATCGTTGCACTTCAGAGGTTTACGTTGGTAATCAGGTTTGAAAGCTCCCATTGGATCACGGTACAAACCACCTTCTACACGAGAGGAAATAGTAAAATTCGGGCTGAAGAACGGGTCCTCTTGTGCATGGTTGATATAGTAAAGGTATTGACCGCCATCTATATCCGAATATGTACGATAACCTTGACCGTAATGATTTAGACGTTTGTCTTGTGATACATCCTTGAGTTGCGGTGTGCTATCCATTGGAGGACGGTCAAGAGTTAATACCTGACCACCATGCGCGACAGAAATAAGCCTTGGATCCTTACTAGCGTACTGAGTCTTAGGACAAGACTTTTCTCGAGAACACTCCACTCGTTGGAAATCTTCAGATGTCTTGCCATCGAGTACTTGGGGATTTACTGTAGAATACCCATACTTGTCCTGTGGCTCAATATCATTACGAAACAACTTGCTATTATAACACTCATACATGGTGGGAATTTCACAGTTCCTGATCGATAAGTTACTAGGTGTTCCACTAGGTGTTCCACTAGGTGTTCCACTAGGTGTTCCACTAGGTGTTCCACTAGGTGTTCCACTAGGTGTTCCACTGGTTGCACACGTATATGTGGCGTCAGCACACTTGTAACAACGACAGGAAGATTTAGGATAGTCGTATATCACATTAGCCATTTTATCGTTAGCTAGGTTTTGTTTTTCTCATTTTCATTTAGATTAAACAAAACCATCTTGATCGGTGTGATCCAGGATAACGGAGTATCATCGACAAAATTTTTATTGACGACCACTAACCATGTAATATAGCCCATTGTATTCGAGAAGATATTTAAGATCGTCGTCGGGATTAACATCTGTACCATATTTTGCCAACCATTTTCCATTTGAAATTCTCACAAGAGTATGTCCTTCATTTCGGTCTTTGTACCAATTCAAGACTTTATCAACGAGGTCTTTATCGGAACTCGGTTTAACCATGATGGTGTCCTCAGCGTTGTACAGAATTACACGGAACTCGAATTCGCTTACCTCATCTGTTTTTTTTTGAGACTTGCGACTGGATTTGCTACTGGATTTGCGACTGGATTTGCGACTGGATTTGCGACTGGATTTGCGACTGGATTTGCGACTGGATTTGCGACTGGATTTGCGACCGGGCTTTAGTTTATTGCGACAACGACCAGTGGAACGATCTCTCACCTTACCATCCGGACAAGGCTTGCGACTGACCTTGCGACTGGACTTGCGACTGGCCTTGCGACTGGACTTGCGACTGGCCTTGCGGCTGGACTTGCGGCTGGCCTTGCGGCTGGACTTGCGGCTGGCCTTGCGACCGGGCTTTAGTTTATTGCGACAACGACCAGTGGAACGATCTCTCACCTTACCATCCGGACAAGGCTTGCGGCTGACCTTGC